TATGAAAATGCTGGATCTGGCAATCTAGCGTAAAACGCAACTTAAACCCCGGTTTGAATATTTTGGGGGTGGATGTAGGCAGGAATGCTGTGTTGCGCAAGCGCCTGTTTGCCTCCGCCAGAGGCTCCACCCCCAAAGTGTTCGCCGGGGTTTTGCTTTTGGATTCAGCCGTGACTATGGCGTGACAGTAGCGGAACCCGGCTGATGTAGAGGAAAGGGGAGCGATAGGCAGCGCAAGCTGACCCGGTGCAAATCCGTCATGATCGCGGCCTGCCTTGTCTTAGCGGCTGGGGCGTGCAGCAAAAGCTGTATCGAGCTAAGTAACCTGAAGACGTACTTCAGGGGTGACAATCCTGCTTCATACCCTGTCATGGGGTAGGGGGCAGCCTTAAGGTGATAAACCTAAAACCAAAGATAAACCAATAGATACGCTATAATTGCAACTAGATTGCAGAAACCGTCCCGTAGGTCAAATCGGAGAGCTAGACAATGATGGCTGATAATATTTTCTCGTCTGTAATAGGCGGTTCTAGACATGGCTAAGGGCGTGAAGACTGGCGGACGCCAGAAAGGCACGCCTAACAAGATGACGCAAACCGCTAAGGATGCAATCGCCTTAGCGGCTGAACGTCTTGGTGGCACGGATCGGCTGGTTGCCTGGGCACAAGAAGACCCAGCTAACGAGCGCGTCTTTTGGGGCACGATCTATCCCAAGCTCCTGCCGCTTCAGGTGACTGGCGACGCAGATAACCCGCTCCAGGTTAGCCACAAGATCGCGTTTGAGGTCATCAAGCCTTGATCCAAGATGGCAAGGTCCTGACGCCGGAATGCTTCGAGACGTTGCTCTATCCGAAGCGGCTAAAGGTTCGCTACGGTGGACGCGGCGCCGGAAAGTCCGAAGACGTGGCGGAGAAAGCCGTAGCATTCGCCTATCAGATGGGCGACCGTTGGCTATGCGGGCGCGAATACCAGAACAGCATCGACGACTCGGTGTATGGGCTGATCGTCAGCAAGATTCGCCTCATGGAAGCGGAAGGAATCATTCCGGAGGGCTTCTTTGACGTGCAGGCGAGCTTGATCTATGGCCGCAATGGCTCGTGCTTCAAGTTCGTCGGCCTGGCCCGTAACGTGGAATCGCTCAAGTCAAAGTACGGTTACACCAAGGTCTGGCTGGAAGAGGCTGAAACGATCAGTGACAAGACCTGGACGCTGCTAGAGCCATCCATCCGTGCTGAAGGCTCGGAAATCTGGATCACGTTTAACCCGAACGAGGAAGCCGCGCCAACCTATCAGCGCTACGTCAAGCCGTACGAAGACGCAATCCGCGAGAAAGGGTTCTATATTGACGACCTGATCGACGTGCGCAAGGTTGGCTGGCAAGATAACCCGTGGTTTCCTGACGTGCTGCGCCAGCAGATGGAGCGGGACAAGGCGCTCAATTACAAAAAGTATCTCCACGTCTGGGAAGGCGAGTGCAACGCCGACTATGACGATTCGATCATTGAGCCGGAATGGATCGATGCCGCCATTGACGCGCATGTCAAGCTGAACTACAGGCCTCGTGGCGAGATTGTCACTTCTTTCGATCCTGCCGATTCTGGCAAAGATGCAAAAGGCCTGGCGCAACGTCAGGGCATGTTCGTCAAAGACGTGAGGCAATGGAAAGATGGGGATCTTGATGACGCTATTACTCGGGCTTTTGATTCTGCTTTTGAGTCTCGGGCTGACATTCTTGTGTACGACTCTATTGGCGTGGGCGCTGGTGTCAAAGTTGGGCTGGCAAATCGCGTGGCTGGCCGTAATCTCGTTGTCCATGGCTTCGGGGGCGGCGACGCTCCTACTGCTGGCATCTACAAGGATGATCGGCTAAACAAGGACGTATTCAAGAATAAGCGCGCTCAGTACTGGTGGCTGCTGCGGGATCGGTTTGAGCGCACCTACCAGGCGACCGTCAAGGGCGAATACTTCGACCCGGAAACGATGATTAGCCTCTCGAGCGAGATTAAGGAACTGGCCCAGCTCAAGGCCGAACTGGTGCGACAGCAGCGCAAGCGCACGTCTGGCAGCCGGTTAATCCAGCTCGTCAGCAAGGACGAAATGCGCGCTGCCGGGATTCCCTCACCGAATATGGCCGACGCGCTGGTGATGGCGTTTGCGGTGGACGACATTCCGAAGCCTCAGGATTTGAACATTCACATCCCTGCCGTATCACATTATTGGCGATGAGAGCAAGATTTAGCGCTAGAATAACGAAAACTGATTATCAGGTGCGCTAATGGCTAAAACCAAGACGGAACGACTGGCAGAAGTCCACGAACGGGCATTGCGAGGCTTCAACGCGGTCAATTCCGCGCAGCAAGAGATCCGGCTGGAATGCCTGGAATCCCGCCGCTTTGCCTACATCGCTGGCTCGCAGTGGGAAGGCAACATTGGCCGCCAGTACGAAAACCGTCCGCGCTACGAGATTAATAAGGTTCAGAATTCGCTGAACCGGATTTTCTCGGAATATCGCAATAATCGAATCTCCGTCGATTTCCGACCGGAAGGCGAGGCCGCTGATACGCTGGCCGAAACGCTGGACGGCCTGTATCGCTCCGACGAGTACTATTCCAACGCACAGGAAGCCTATGACGCAGCCTTTGACGAAGGTGTCGCTGGTGGGATGGGCGCATGGCGGCTACGTGCTCGATACGAAGACGAATACAGCGAAGACGATGAAAAGCAGCGCATTTGCATCGAGCCGATCTTTGATGCTGACTCCTCGGTATATTTTGATATTGACGCCAAACGTCAAGACAAAGCAGACGCCAAGTGCTGCTGGGTGATTTGCTCCTACGCACGGCAGGCTTATACCAGCAACTACGGTGAAGACTCATTCGACCTGGACGGCTACAAGGTCAAGCGCGCGCAAGTCTCATCCATGCCGATGCAGAACGCGAAGCTGAGTAACTTCGACTGGTTCACGCCTGACGTGATCTACGTCGCAGAGTATTACGAAGTCGAGGAAAAGACCGACAAGCTGCATATCTTCGTGCTGCCAGCCACGGGCGAAGAACTGAAGGTGTGGGACAAGGATTACGACGAGCAGCACGACGACCTGATCGCGCAGGGCTACGATGAAGCTCGAGTCAAAAAGGTCAAGCGACGCAAGGTCCACAAGTACATCATGGACGGCGCGCGCATTATCGAGGACTGCGGCTATATCGCGGGAACCGAAATCCCGGTGGTCCCGTTCTACGGCAAGCGCCTGTTCGTCGACAACGTGGAGCGCTTCCAGGGCCATGTGACGAACGCCAAGGACATGCAGCGGCTGTACAACATGCTGGTGTCCTGGCTAGCTGAGATTGCCGCGACGGGATCGACCAAGAAGCCGATCTTTGCCCCGGAACAGATGCCTCCGGCGATTGCCCAGCTTTGGGCCGACGACAACCTGAAGCGCAATCCCTATTTGCTGGCCGTGCCCATCAAGGACGCGCAAGGGCAAATCGTCCAGGCTGGGCCGTCTGCCTATCTGGAGCCGCCCGAGGTGCCTTCCGCACTGGCCGCGCTGATTCAGTTGCTCGGCGCGGATATGCAGCAAGTGCTAGGCGGACAAGAGGCAACCGAAAAGGTTGTTTCCAACGTCGCGCACAAGGCGTTGCAGCTCATCCAGAACAACCTGGATATGCAATCGTTCATTTACATGGACAACATGGCCAAAGCCATGCGCCGCTCGGGTGAAATCTGGTATCCGATGGCGAAAGAATTGTACGTCGAGGAAGACCGTAAGATGCGTACGATTTCCGTTGACGGCCAAGAGGATTTCGTGGAGTTGAACCGTCCGATTCAAGGCCAGGATGGCGAAATCCAGTACGAAAACGATCTGGCAGAAGGCAAATACGGCGTTTGGGTCGATGTTGGGCCGTCCTACGCGAACCGGCGCGACGCCACGATTCAAGCACTGGTGCAAATGCTGCAATACGCTGGTGGCGATGCGGATACGTCTAATGCCATTACCGGCATGATTATCAAGAATCTGGACGGCGAGGGCATTTCCGAGCTGCAAGACTGGGTGCGTCATCGCCTGGTGCAGAGTGGCGTCGTCAAGCCGACCGAGGAAGAACAGCAGCAAATGTCCGAGCAGGAGCAGAATCAGCAGCCCGACCCGAATACGGTATATCTGCTGTCTGCTGCTGAGAAGGAACGCCAGCTTGCCGTCAAGGCTGCCGCCGATGTGGAGCAGACCAAGGCGAACGTCGATAAGATTATCTCGGAAACGCTGAAGAACTTCCAAAGCATCCAGAACGACCGCTACGACCAAATCCTGACGGTGCTGCAGCAATTTGAGCAGGCGAATCAGAACCGCGTGGCCCCGGCGAATGTCCCGGCGCCGGAGAATACGCCCGCGCAACCGGATGCAACACAGTTGCAATAGTATTTTGTATTGCTATAATCGCGCATAAGGCTACCGGAGAGCCTTTTAATCTCTGAGTTAAGTAAGGGATCGAAAACCAAATGGCAGATACTGAAGCTGTTGAAAGTCGCATTGAGTTTGAATCGGGCGCGGATGAAGTAGAGCCGGAAGTTGTAGTAGATCCGGAGAATCAGGAAGCGGTAACGCCGCCTGAAGCCACGCCAGAGGAGGACGAGGCAACCGTCATCAGTTTTGGCGATGAGGCAGCGCCAGCCTCGCAGGAGCAGGACAACAGCGTGATTCGGGAGCTTCGTGCTCTAGCGCGCGAGCAGGCCAAGAAGCTGAAGGAACTGGAATCGACGGCACCAAAGGCGGAAACGCCAAAACTGCCAGAAAAGCCAACTCTGGAAAGCTGCGATTACGACGAGGAAGCCTTTGAAAGCGGGCTGACCAAGTGGTATGAGGCCAAACGCAAGCTAGAGGAAGCGGAGCGCGCCAAAGAGGCAGAACTCCAGCAGCAGCAGCAAGCCCAGCAACAGCGGCTAGCGGCGTACCAGACTCGAGCAGCGGAATTGAAGGTGAAAGACTTCAAGGATGCTGAAGAGGAAGTGGTGACCAAGCTATCCGAGGCCCAACAGGCCATTCTGTTCGGCGCGGACGACACTGCAGCGTTGGTCTATGCACTCGGCAAGCACCCGGAAAAGCTGAAAGAACTCGCTTCGATCAAAGATCCCGCCAAGTTCGCCTTTGCTGCGGCAAAACTGGAAACGCAAATGAAAGTGACAACCCGCAAGCCAAAGGTAGCGCCGGAGAATGCTGTTGCTCCTGGCGCCGGTTCGCTCTCTGGTGGAGCGGATAAAACACTTGACCGCCTGCGAGAAGAGGCCGACAAGACCGGCGACCGTACCAAGGTCGCGGCTTACCTCCGCTCGATGCGAAACAAAACTTAATTCGGAGTATTAATCATGGCAAACGGATTCTCAAAGGAAGAAAGGGTGATGTTCGATGACCTGCTTGCAGGCTTCGACGACGCACTGGTGGCCTCCAAGCTTGTCAATGTGTACAACGTTGACAGCACGATGGCCGAGCGTACCAACGACCAAATCTGGCGCCCGCAGCCGTACATCGCGCAATCGTTCTCGGGTCTGGACCAGTCCGCGAACTTTGGCGATGTGGTGCAGCTCTCGGTTCCGTCCTATATCAACCAGCTTCAATCGTCGCCTTGGTACCTGACGGCGCTGGAACTGCGCGACGCGCTGCAAGAGAACCGCATCCGTGACGGCGCCCGCCAAAAGCTGGCCTCGGATATCAACGTCGCAGTCAATAACGCTGTGACCTCGCTCGGGTCGCTGGTGATCAAGCGCACGACCGCTGCCGCTGGCTTTGACGACGTGGCGCTGATCGACTCCATCATGAACGAGCAGGGTGTTCCGATGGAAGATCGCGTTGCGCTGTACAGCTCGCGCGATTACAACTCGATGGCGTCGAACCTGGCTGGCCGTGGCACGGTGAACGGCATTGTCCAGACCGCCTACGAGCGCGCGTATGTGGCTCGCGTCTCGGGTATCGACGTCTTCAAGATGGATTACGCGCCTCGCCTGACCGCCGCTGCTGGCGTTGGCGTGACCGTGACCAGCTCTAACCAGTACTACACCCCGACTGCGACCACGCTGCAAACCTCGACCAATACCCCGGTCAACACCGACAACCGTTTCCAGACGATCCCCATCACGGTGACTTCGGGTACGGTCAAGGTCGGCGACGCCTTCACCATCGCAGGCGTCAACGCCGTGCATCACATCACCAAGGTTGATACGGGCCAGCTCAAGACCTTCCGTATCACCGCGATCGTGACTGGCGCAGGCGGCACCGGCACTGTCACCATCACCCCGCCGATCATTTCGGCCCAGGGCGCGACCGCTGCTGAGAAGCAGTATCAGAACGTGACGGCAACCCCGGCTTCGGGTGCGTCCATCGTGTTCCTGAATACCACGACCGCCGCGCTGAACCCGTTCTGGTACAAGGGCGCCGTGGATCTGCTGCCGGGCCGTCTGGTGTGGCCGGCTGATGCTGGCCTTGCAGTGATGACTGGCTCGACCGATCAGGGCATCCAACTGTCGATGACGAAGCAGGCGGATATCAACACCGGCAAGATCAAATTCCGTGTTGACACCAAGTTCGGTTGCGCTGTCACCAATCCAGAAATGTGTGGCGTGACCCTGTTTAGCCAGTCTTGATGGTGATGGTTGTTACGACAGGTTAAGAGAGGCCCTTCGGGGCCTTTCTATTTAAGAGGTGAAGAAAAATGGCGTTCGTAACAATCGCGCAAGGCCAGACGAGTAACCCCATATTTGTCCCTGCCGGATCAATCGTTACCGTAGTCGCTGATTCAGGCGCAACCGGGGCAGTTGAATACACCACGGATTCAGTCACCTGGGCAGCATGGCCTAATGGCTCTGTAACGGCTTTGTCTTCTGATCTTACAAACGAAGATTTATATATGCGGGTGACTGCTTCAGGCGGCATCGTTAGATTCAGTTCTAATGAAACCCCGACAAAGCAGGATCTCCGACCGTATTACACGGACTTTCACGGGGCTGGCGTCAGAAGCGAGGGCCGTTTGTTGCCATGGGCCTATAATCAGACATTCCAGCTCGTGTCAGCCGCCCGAGACGCTAACGGCGCCATCACCACGGCTAGCATCGTCTGGCCGGACGGCACCGCTGGTGTGTTCACGACAGACACCGCGAGCACCGCGTTTCCCGGAGCCATCGACGCGTGGCACGCCACGTATCTCGGCACGACCACAAAGACCGTCACGCAACCCGCCGTGACGCGCGACGCCAACGGCGCTGTCACCGTGCAGCCGGCTATTACGATTTCGTGAGGTGATGTATGGGGATTCTTGATATTCCGGCGCTGACCCTAAAGCAGTGGCGCGCTGAGCAGACGTACATCGGCCAAGTTGCCACACACTGTTTTTGCTCTGGCGCAAAATCATCCGGCAACAATCAGATAATGAGCCGAACCTATCATGTTGCACAGGACGATCTGAAGTCTATTCAGCTTGTATATGCGAACTGGTACGGATCAGAAAGCAAGCTGGGGGCGGCGATCAATATCACAGCGTCGATTGAGTATCCGACTGGAGTTTTCACTCAGGTCAAATTCAACGGATTGGCAACAGGGACTGCAGCAGATGGGTCTAACCTCATTTCTGATCCCGTCGCGGTAATGATTCCACAGGGGACTTCGTTTTTCGTGCGACAGTACGTGGTCAACCCGTCCGCAAGCGGGATCATCTATTCGTCGTATCTGCAAAATCAGACGCTAGGCGAGGGCATAGCCATGGGCGCCTCCGGCATCAGCGATCTGACGATGAGCGGCACGATTACCCCGACTCACGCTAACATTCTATTCGGTCCCGCTGCGATTATCGGTCAAACTAGGCGGCCATCCATCCTAGTGATTGGTGACAGCCGAGCCGCAGGCGCCAACGAAGACCATGCAACCGTATCCACGGAAACTGGGCAGATCACGCCGTCTCTGTATCCATCTATCGGATATATGAATATGTCCATTGCTGGTGAGCAGGCGCAGAATTTCGTGCAGAAGCATACGTATCGGGCGCCGTTCGGGATCTATGCCACGCACGTTATTTGTGAGTACGGTATCAACGATTTGAATTTGGGGGGGCGAACCACGGCGCAGGTGCTCGCTGATTTGCAATTGATTCGCGGTTATTTCTCAAAGCAAAAGTTCTACCAGGCAACGATTCTTCCTAATAGCTCGTCCACTGATAGCTGGGCGACGGTTGGGAACCAAACTACGGCCGCATCGAACGCGTCCCGGATTTCGTTGAACAATACATTCAGAAGTAAGCCATCTTGGCTGGATGGGTGGCTGGAAACTGCTGATGCGGTAGAAAGCGCTCGGGATAGCGGCTTGTGGAAGGCGCCCGGCTATACGGCAGATGGCCTACATGGAACTACGGCGGGCTATCAGCTTATCCAAAGCGCGGCCGTCATCAACCCCGCTGCATTTGCTAGGTAATGACCCCAGCAACCGAAGTTCCACCACAGCCCGCCCCGAGCGGGCATCTTCATCCATAGGCCGCCTCCGGAACAAGATACGGCCCCGCTTCGGCGGGGTTTTTCGTATAATCAGCGGAAAGGAGCGAAAATGCTAAAACCGACAATGCTGTATAAACTCGGCGGCAATAAGCTGATTTGGGATATTCCGCTACATACCATTATCGTCGATGAGCACGAGGTCGATGGCTTTCTCGCTGAAGGCTGGTTCACGCATCCCTTCGACGCACGGGATTCCGCAGGGCAAGCCGTGAAGCTGGAAACGGTAGCAGTGGAAGCAGAGCATCCGGGCCAGCCCGAACCTAGCCAGCCATCTGCGCCGCGCCGTGGCCGTCCACCCAAGGTAAAGGAATAAGCCATGAAAAAGCGCAAGATCATCAGCCAGGCATTGGGCGAAATCGGCATTGCCTCGTATGCGTTTGACGTGACGCCGGACGAATACCAGAACGCCTTGACCGTGCTTGACGGCATGATGGCGGAGCTATTCCCGACGCAGCAAACCGGTTACATCTTTCCGGCTGATGGCGTAGAGAGCAATCCGAATGATGAAGCGGGCATTCCGGATTCGGCGTTCCCGATGGTCTACACCAATCTTGCGCTGCGCTTGGCGCCTGGCTATGGCAAGACGGTTTCCGCCTGGACGGTCAAGGCGGCTAAGGATTCGCTAGACCGATTCTTGCTGAATAGCCTGTACGTGCCGCAGCGCGCGCTGCCGAGCACGATGCCAGCCGGCCATGGTGCAGGCCGTAGCATCCGCGACAATCCCTATATCTGGCGCTGTGGCTGCGGCTCGGGCTGTTCCGATGGCTCGTCGTGCTTGATGGCGATTGCCTGCTATAACCCGCTGGATGGGTTGGCGCCTGTCGTCAACGAACTGGACCTAAACATTCAGTATCAACTGCCGCAGGAACTATAAGAGGAAGGCCGGATAACCCGGCCCTTTCCTTACGTGCCGAATCCCTCACCTGGCATCACATGCAGATTCGTGGCGCCGGTTTCTGCAATCGCAGTAATCGCCAGCGTGTCGTAATCCTTGGTGATCACTTTCTGCGAATTTGGTGGGATTGCCATATCCGCGTTCGTGGCGGCACGGGCAGTCGTCGCGCAGCTCACATAGATATAGTTCGCACCCTGATTCGTCAGGCAAAGCTGCTGGCTTTTCGCCTTCAGGGTAATAGCCGTCGAGGTCGTTCCGACGCTAACAACCGCGCCGTTGCCAAACGAAGGGCAAATGGGTTGCTTCTGGGTCATTTGGTTATCTCCTTACTTGCCGTCCAGCGTGCGGACAGCGAATGCAATACGGGAAACGTTCAGGTTGCCGGGCACGGACAGCGCGGCGACGAGGCGGATAACTTGTCCCGCGCGCAGGATGCCTTGCGTGTCGTTAAGATTGGAGGCTGGGCCGGTAATAGAACCGCTTAGGGCAAAGCCGGTTACGCCGCCCATCGACCATTGGAAGGCCGAGGTAAAGAGATTGAGCGGATCGCCAAGCTGAACTTGCAGCGTCAGGATACTGCCGGTTGCCCAATCTGCCGACACGCCGACGGTGAATTCAACCGCCTCAATATCCCGCGTGGCGACGAAGCGACCGTTGGCAATATCGGCAGTTAACGAAGTCTGGCCGGTTGGCAGGGTAAATGAGGTTTGATAGACCGACGAGCCAAACGGCGCGGGCGTGGCGGTGAGCGGGACCGCTGCCGTGACCGTGCCGCGCATGACGTAATAGCTCGACAGATCGATAACGCTAGTCGGCGTCGGATGGATATTCTCGACGGCATCGGCCAATGCCGAAACACTGGCGCGGCGCGGCTGGCCTTGCGTGGTGTTAAAAACCTGAAGCTGGTCGGAAGGGTTGACCGTGGTTTCAATCGGCACCCCGCAGGAATAATACATGGCAAACCTCCAATTTTGAGTATTCCATGCGTATTTTGGCATAGAATAGCAGGAAATCACGGACTAAATCCATGCAGATCCAGATTCTAAATGGTGTCTATTCGGACCAACGCGCGGATTTCCGCACGTCATATCCGATCAACTGCGTGCCGGTTCCGCTGAAAACCAATATCTCGAACGGTTATCTGCGGATTGCAGAGGGTATCACGCGCCTGGATCACGGGGATTTGCCTGCGGGACAGAGCCGGGGCGCGATCAACTGGAACGGCATCGAGTATCGCGTGATCGGCACCAAGTTGCTCAAGATCGCGCAGGACGGCACCTATACCACGGTGGGCGATGTTGGGCCGGGTGGGCAGGTGTCGATGGATTATTCGTTCGACCGGCTGGCTATCACCTCTGGCGGCACGTTGTTTTACTCGGACGGCACCACGCTAACCCAAGTCACGGATGCGGATCTAGGTATCGCGCTGGATATGATCTGGGTTGACGGCTATTTCATGACCACGGATGGCACGAGCCTGGTGGTGACGGAATTGAACGATCCTACGGCGGTTGATCCGCTGAAATACGGGTCTTCGGAGGCCGATCCTGATCCGGTAGTCGGGCTAATCAAGGCGCGGAACGAGGTCTACGCGATCAATCGCTATACCATCGAGGTATTCAATAACATTGGCGGCGAGAATTTCCCGTTTCGTCGCGTCGATGGCGCGATTATCCCGAAAGGCGCAGTCGGCACCTACGCGAAATGCAAGATTGACGGCACGTTTGCCTTCCTTGGCTCCGCCCGCAACGAACCGTGCTCCATTTACCTTGCTAGCGCCGCCAATCCGCTGAAACTCGCCACGCGGGAGATTGAAACGCTGATTCAGAAGTACAGCGAAGACGAATTGGCAACCGTGGTGATGGAATACCGGGAAACCAAGGTCAATCAACACATTTACGTGCGGCTTCCTAATGAAACGGTAGTCTATGACTTCGCGGCCAGCCAGGCGCTAGGGATTCCGGTCTGGTTTTTCCTGACTTCTGCAGTAGCCGGGATTTCTCCCTACCGTGCCAAGGATTTCTGCTACTGCTACGGACAATGGCGCGTGGGCGATACGCTGGAGTCGAAACTGGGCTATATCGATGAAACTGTGACGACGCAATACGATAATGTTATCGGCTATCAGTTCGATACGGAGATTATCTATAACGGCTCCAAGGGCGTCATCGTCAATCAGCTCGAGATTGTCGGCCTGTTTGGGCGTGCCGAACTCGGGGAAGACCCGTGCATTTTCGTGAGCTGGACGAATGACGGCGAAGTGTGGAGCGATGAAGTCCTGCTGAAGCTGGGCAAGTTTGGCGAGCGCCAGAAGCGGCCTCAGATTCGCCAGGGCAGCCGATTTGCCAACTGGCGTGCCTATCGTATCCGTGGCGCGAATCGGGCTGTCGCGTCGTTCTCGCGTCTAGAAGCTGAACTGGAGCCACTGGCCTATGGCTGACGCAACGAGCCGCCCGGACGTACGAACGCCGCAGCCCAGGCGTGATGATCTGCAACGGCTGATTCCGGACAATATCCGCCTTCAGCGCGCGCTGGAGCAGCTATTTATCGACGTCAATACGACGCTGCCCGATGCGGTGCAGGCGGTTGGCGATGCGAGCCAGGCCGTCACGGAAGACGTGTCGATGGGCGTCTTCGGCGCAACGGACCGGGCTGCAGCGCGCACGCTAACCTGGCTGGCCGATGCTTTGGGCAAAGCCGATCAGGATCGCGCCACGATTAAGCGTTTGACAGGCCGGGTTGCCGATCTGGAAACCCTGATTAACGTTCGGGAGCCAGTCAAGCCGCGTGTTGAGGCATTTATTGCACCAACGCTGATAAACTCATGGACAAATTTAGGCGCCCCGTATAATAGCGCAGGCTACTTTAAGGACCCGTTCGGCATCGTGCATCTTCGCGGCATGATTACAGGTGGCGCGGTTCCATCTGTTGCCTTTGTGCTGCCTGCCAAGTATCGGCCGTTGGCGATTAACGTTTTCACGGTCGTTGCAAACAATGCGTTTGGGCGGGTCGATGTCGACTCTGGCGGCAATGTGAACGTGAATACCGGCAGCAACGCCTTTGTCAGTTTGGACGGCATAACCTTCAGGGCTGTATAACATGGCAATCTCATACGCAAAGTTCTTTCAGCCGACGCTGCTGACTACTTCTCTGGTGACCATTTACACGGTCCCGAGCGTGCCGCCTAGCACGCTGCTACGCAATGCGCGCGTCAGGCTGACCAATTTCACGACGTTAGCGACAACGGCGCGTGTCCATGCGGTGCCTAGTGCCGGATCGGCCAGCACCACGAATGCGTTTTTCTATGACGTGACGGTGCCGGCTGATGATTATATCGACGTGGATTTGCCGATTCTGGCGGCAGGCGATTTCATCCAGGCGCTGGCAGGCACGGCAACCAGCGTGAATATTCAGGTCATTTCCGGGGGGCTGTTCTCTTGAAGAACTTTTTGAAGCTGGCGGAAGGCATCGACGTAACGCCGTTGCTGCTGGCGATTCATCGCAATGCGCATCTGTGGCAGGAAGACACATTCCTACGCCATTATCCACAAGGCCCGTTTGGTGAAGTGGAAACGATCTTTCTGCGATTCCCAGAGCGCGTGACGTTGCCTGAAGGCGACGAGGGCGAACGGATGCTAGCGCTCTACAAGGAAAACAAGCTTCCGGGCTATGACCAGCACGAGAGCGTCGATTATCCCGCCTATGCGCTGTTGCCGGAAGCCAAGCCGATCATCATGGCGCTAATGGCCCGCGTCGGTGGTACGCGCCTGGGCCGCGTCATGATTAATAAGGTGAATCCTGGCGGACAGATTTTCCGTCACGCTGATTCGCCCGAGCACTGCCGATACTGGAATAATCGTCTGCATGTGGTGCTGCAATCGGACCGGGGCAACGATTTCGAGTGCGACGGTGAGCATGTTTGGATGCGCCCCGGTGAGGTCTGGTGGTTCGATCACGCGCTGGAACATGCGGTAGTGAATAACAGCGCTTCCGAACGGCTGCACATTATCGTGGATATCAAATCGTGACCGTCACCGCGCACGTTGAGAATCTAACGGAAGGGCTGCAAGAGCTGTCGCAGCATTTTGAAAAACATTATCTCGAATTGGCGCTGAACCGAGATCAGGTTCCGCTCTCACCGCAATACGAGGTGTATTTGCGGCGCGATGCGAATGGCGAAGTCTGTTACGTCGCCTTGCGTGATGCTGGAAACCTAGTCGGCTATTTTGTGGGATTCGTGGCGCCAGGGCTGCATTATTCGACGTGCCTGACTTGCACGCTGGATATTTTCTGGGTGCATCCCGAATATCGTAAAGGCCGATCTGGTATTATCCTGTTCAAAGCGGTTGAGAATGAGCTAAAACGGCGCGGCGTTAAGCGCTGGTTTGTTGGGAGCAAGATGCACCAACCGGCTGATGCTTTGTTTGAATATCTTAAATTCGAGCCTGTCGAAAAATATTATTCGAAATGGCTAGGAGAATAAAATGGTCGCTGCGGCGGTAGTTGGAACGGTGGTTGCTGCTGGCGCATCTGCCTATTCGGCCAGTCAGCAAAAGAAAGCGGCCTCGCGCGCAACCGATGCGCAGTCGGCAGCGGCCTATGCGCAGATGGATCAGCAACAGGCGCAATTCGACCGCATTCGGGAACTGTTGCAGCCTTGGGTGAATCAAGGCACGAATGCCAATGCGGAACTTGGCAATCTGCTTGGGACGGGCGGGAATGTCGCGCAGCAACAGGCCATTTCCGCCTTGCAGCAGTCTCCGCTCTATACCTCGCAGCTTCAGGCCGGACAGAACGCCATCTTGCAGAACGCTTCGGCGACGGGCGGCTTGCGCGGCGGCAACACCCAAGCGGCGCTCGGCAAATATGCGCCCGCATTGCTCGCTAGCACGATTCAGAACCAAGTGCAGAACCTTGGTGGCCTAAGCGCACAGGGACTATCGGCGGCAGGCGGCACTGCTACGGGCTTGCAAAACCTGTCTAACGCCAATTCGCAAGCGCTAGGCAGTATCGGACAGGCACAGGCCGGTAATGCTCTGGCCATCGGCAATGCTAATGCCCAGTTCAGCAACTCCATTGGCAGTATCGGCGGCGCCTTGGCAGGCAACTACTTCGGCGGCGGTGGCTCGAATCCGTTCGGCGGGTCTAGTGGCGGAGGCTTTGGCTATACGGGTCAAGGCTCGCTGTTCGGTGCTCCAAGCACGGGTGGCGCATCTGGCTATGGGCTATCGCCTGTTACGGGCCTCAATTCCGGCGTTTCTTATCCGACTGGCGGAGGCTATTTCTAATGGCTGAACCTTACAATTACATCGTTCCCGCCGCGCAACAAGATCCGTTTGCCAGCGTTGCAAAGGGCTTTGGCATCGGCCAGCAACTCGCCGCGCAACGCATGGAGATGGATCAGAAGCAACAGCTTTTCCAGCAACAGCAGGCCCAGCAGCAGCAATACCAGCAAGACGTGTCTAACTTGCTGGCGAATCCCAATCCGACTGAAAAGGATTTCGCCACGCTGCAATTGAAGTATCCGCAGTTGCAAGCGGGCCTGAAGGAGCCGCTCAATGCGTTGAGTGAGGCGCAGCGCCAAAACAAGATCAGCACGGCTTCGCGCGTGGCTTCGGCCTATCAGGCTGGGCGCCCGGATTTGGCGCTCGGCATCGTCAGCGATCAGCTTAAGGCGCTGGAGAACAGCAACGCGAACCCGCAAGAGGTCAACGCCTTGCGCGGCACCCGTGACCTGTTGCAATCCCTGCCGGTCGATCAGGCGAAAAACGCTTCGCTGATGTACCTGTCCACGCTTGACCCGAAGGGCTTTGCAACGACCTTTAGCACGCTGGGGCAGGAATCGCGCGCCCAGCAAGAGCAGCCCTACAAGACGCAGAAACTATCGGCGGAAGCGCAAACCGCATTGCCGAAGGCGCAGGCGGATATTGATAACATCCGCTCGCAGATTGCGGAGCGAGCGGCCAAAATCGGCCTGGATCGCGACACGTTCAATCTTAACTTTGACAAGACGCTGGCCGAACTGAAGCAAAAAGGCGGCGTTACGCTCTCTCCAGGCATGGAGAAGACGCAGGCGGATTCAGTCGGTGCAGCCACGGTCGCGCAACAAGCATCGGACGATGCCGCGCAATTGGCCGATCAGTTCCGCAATGCCAATGTCGGGCGTGGCGCGTTCTCGACGCTGGGTGAGTACGCTGCGAAGGTGACCGGCAACCAAGACGCGGTGACGCAGCTCCGCAAGCGTTACATTCAAATCAAGAATCAGGCCGCGCTCTCCATGCTGCCGCCTGGCCCGGCCTCGGACAAGGACATTCAGACGGTGCAAGCTGGATTCCTGCCGGAAACCGCTGACGGCAAGCAGATTGCCGACTGGCTGACTTCGTTCTCTAACGTGCAAAAGGCCGTCGCACTGCGGGAAAACGCTAAGGCCGACTGGATTAGCGCGGTGGGCAATGCTGGCACTGCAAAGCAAGACGTTGAGGTGTCGGGCATTCAGGTTCCCGCCGGGACCAGCTTTAACGATTTCCTGCGCCGTGGCCTGAAGCCGCAGAACATCACGAATCCGCAGAATCCGCAGGCCCAGCCCGCACAACCTGCCGCTCAGCCGCGTTATATGGACCCGGCGAACTGGGGCCGCTCGACGACCACGGTGAATAACACGCAATTTCCGTCTGGAGTGCCTGGCTAAATGGCAACCAAATACACAGATCCGCTTTACGACGAACTCGACGCGCAGACTACTTCGCGTCTTGGTTTGCCGGAGGGCTTGCTTGCCTCCATTCGCACGAAGGGCGAGCGCAGCAATTCGGATCAGGTATCGGAAGCAGGCGCCCGCTCGGTTTACCAGATAGTTCCTGCTACTCGCAAGCTCATCATGGACAAATACGGGATTGATCCGTATTTGAACGAGAAAAATGCTTCGCTGGGCGCGGGTTATCTGCTGAAGGAATCGCTAGATCGCAACAAGGGCGATACGCGCCTCGCTGCGCTGGAGTACCACGGCGGTACGGATCGCTCCAACTGGGGCAAGCGCACGATGGCGTACGGGGATCGCGTGGTCGGTCCCGATACCGAAGCCTCCGGTTCGCGCAGCCTTCGCGCGGAACTCGCTGCCAGCCAGCCGCAGAAATCTGGCATTGCTCAGGCTTACGCGGCCTATCAGGCAGGTAAGATGCCGCCTGACGTGGCAGCGGAGTTTGAAGCCGACGTGAATGCAGGCAAGGTCTTGCTCCCGGCTGGCGCGACGCTGAAAAGCTCGCCTATTCAGAAGACCAGCGCGCCCGCACAAGCCACTCAGGCCACGCCGCAGCAACCGACGCAAGCCGCTCCGGCTGCCGCTAGTGCCGCTCCGGTACAAATCCCTGCTGAAGCCGCGCAGGCATTCGCCAATGGCACGATGCCTGCCGATATTCGTGCGGAAATGGAAGCGGATATCAAGTCCGGCCGTGCGGTGCTGCCGCCGTTGCCGCTGGGCGAGGATATTAAGCGCGGGCTGGGGCTAGGCACGCGCAATCTGCTGGTAGGGCTGGGGCAAGGCGCTGGCATGGTCTACAACCCGATTGCTGCCACGATTAATGCTCTGATCCCAAGGGAGAAATCGCTGTCTGGCCTAGTGACTGGCGAAGAAACTCCAGTTGTCCCGCTTATCCCAACGCTGGAAGGGCAGGCCAGCGAAATTGCCGATAAGCTTGGGCTGCCGACTGCGCTGACGCCAACTGAGCGTATTCTGGCCACGGTGCAGCAAATGGCCGCGTCCAACATTCCTACTCTTGGCATGAGTCAAGCTGCTGCGACGGCAAAGGCTGCGCCTGCGGCAGTGCGTGAGGCGGGCGCGATCCTGGCAGCTAAGCCGGTGCAACAGGTAGTAAGCGGCGCGACGGCTGGCGCTGCTTCGGAAGCAGCGAAGGCGGCTGGCGCGGACACGCTCGGTCAAACGCTGGCGGCGGTGGGTGGTGGCGCTGGGCCGGCACTTGTGCAAGCCGTCGGCAAAGCCGCAGCTCCGACCGCGCAACGAGTCGGTGAGGCGGTGAGCGATGCCGCCCAAGCTGCGGCGCAACGCGTAACGCCATCGGGCCGTGCTCAAGCAGCGCAGGCGGCTGGCCGCAATGTCGGGGCAGCAGAGACAGAAGCCTCGGCCATGCGTCGGGCTAACGCCTCGGAGCTACCGGTCCCGGTCAAGTTGTCAAAGGGGCAGGCAACCCGTGACTTTGAGCAGCAACGGTTTGAGGGCGAGACAGCGAAGGATGCCGCGCGCGGCGGCGCATTGCGGGAACATGCTGCAGAGCAAAACGAGCAGCTACGCCAGAACCTCGACGCCTTCATTGACCAAACCGGCGCACAGCGGCCAACGAATCTAGGTGCTGGCCGTGCCGTCGATGATGCGTTGTCGGCTGAATATCAGCGCTGGAAAAACAAGGTTAATGTCGCTTACCGCCAGGCCGCGAAGTCGCCGGAAGCGCTGGCTCAGGTCGATCTGAATCATCCGGTGCAGATTGGCGCTGGAGAGAATGCGATTGAGAACACGCTAATTGGCTGGCTGAATGAGCAGCCGTCAGGCCTCAAGACTACCGGCGTTCTGGATGATGCGAAAACCTTAGCGCAAAGGCTCGGCATTGCCGCGCTTGACGAGAACGGAAATCTCGTCCCATTGTCCGCTGATGTAAAGACGATGGAAGAATTGCGCAAGCAAGTCAACGCGATTAATGCTACCGAACGCTCTGACCGGCGCTATGTGGCGATCATTAAGGATTTGATCGACGGCCAAACCGCGCCGGTTTCCGGGCCGCTCTATCAGCGCGCACGCGGGCTTCGCACGGAAATGGCCAACCGTTTTGAGAATCGGTCGGTCGTTGCTGACTTGCTTTCGCAAAAACGCGGCATGGATGATCGACGCGTTGCCATTGAGGATGTTGTCTCTCGCATCGTCGATAATGGCAGTCTTGATGATCTTATGTTTGCGGGCAGGCAGATTAAACGCTCGGGTGCATCGGGTCGTCAAGCTTGGGCGGAGATTCAAGGCGCAGTACTGGAGCGCATCAAGAATAAGGCGTTCGGAAATATCACGCGAAACGAGCGCGGTGATGTGGTGCTTTCCGCGCCAAAACTGGATAGCGCTATCAAAGAACTCGATGCAGATGGCAAGCTTGAATATCTGTTTGGGAAACGCGGCGCGGAGCAACTTCGTACATTGAATGAGATTGCCAAGGACGTGAGAAGCCAAGTGCCAAACGCAACGAACTACAGCAATACCGCTGTTGTTTTGGCGCAAGCTATCGATCTGGCGCTTACCAGCACAACCGGCGTTCCGCTGCCTGTTGCAAATGGGTTGCGTTATGCACAGAAACATATTAAAGATAGAGCCATTCGTGCGCGGATTACCGATGCTCTGGCGCAGCCAAAATAATTTAACCGGGAACCTTTTAAATGTACGCCTCCGCTAATCCGTTCGATTACTTCTCCGACCTGAGCGGCAGCCCTTTGGATGGCGGTTACGTCTATTACGGGCAACCGAATCAAGATCCCATTCAGTTTCCGAAGGCGGTCTATCAGGATGCCGCGCTAACGATCCCGGCGCCTCAGCCGTTGCGGGTGACGAACGGCAATCTCTCGTTTAACGGAAAGCCGGTCTATCTTTTCACGGGCGAAGGCAGCTATTCGATCCTCGTGCAAGACGTGAATCTGCGCCAGGTGTATTTCGTGCCGGATTTCCTGCTGATCGGCAATTCCGTTCCCGCAACCCTAACGGCGCTGAATGCTGCCATTGCTGGCGTCAAGGCCGATCTGGCGAGCACCACGGACGCTACCAAGGGCGACGCGATGGTAGGCGCCAAGCAGCCGATCGCTAACGCTACGGGACGCACGCAGCACGATAAGAACCTCGATTTCGTCAGCGTCAAGGATTTCGGTGCGGTGCTGGATGGCGTGACGGACGACTCTGCCGCCTTTAACAACGCGCTGGCCTCGGGCCGGAACGTTTGGGTGCCCTTCACGACGGGCGGAACGAAGATCAATTCAACCGTTACGATTGGCACGGGCCAATTCCTGACGTTTGAAGACGCGAATATGCGGGTCAAGTCCACCATTTCGACCTGCGTATTCCGGCTGACTGGCTATGGTGACTTTTTCAACACGACCAGCGGGATTCGCGGCGGTTGCACCATCGACATGAATGGTGCTCCGGCTGGCTCGACGGCCATTCGATTCGGCACGGGGACGGGCGTAGTCTGGGGCATCCGTTTGCAAGGGCGCTTCGTCTTTTACAATTGCTATGAGGCCATCGGGGATGAGGCCAGCGCCAGCAACTACGTGACCGATGTGCGAATCGATGACGTGTTCTGCCGCTATACCAATGGGCGCCAGATTTATAGCCGACGCTCGCGCGGTTTCTTCGTCTTCAATGACATTTATATCGATCAATCTGCCAACCCAGCAGGAACGCCGATCATTTGGGAAGGTGCGCGGTTTGAGGACTTTATTGGAATCGAGCTTAACCGGTTTGACGTAGCAACTGGCGGACTCGGGGCGCCCTCGTATCAGGCAACCGCTATTGGCCTTGTTCTCAATGGCACCGGTCAGCCCGGACAGAATCCGTCTGTCTGGATTAAGCGCCTGCTGATTGATAACACTTACGGTAATGGGCTGCTAGTCAACAATGTGCTGAATTTGCGCATTGACGATTGCCAGACGTACCAAAATCTCGGCTACGGGATGCAGTTTGCATCGGTGACGCAATCGCAGATCACCAAGCTGTCCTGCGTTGGCGGTCTTGGTGTAACGGGCGCATCGGCGGGGCAGATTGGCATCCAATTTACCTCTTGCGATCAAGTTGCTATCGCCTGTATTGAGTCGATTCTGAATACGTCCAGCGGCGTGTTTCTGAATAACTGCACACGATTCCTCGTGACTAATTTCCTTACGCGGAATAACTCTAATATCGGATGGGTGGAGCAGGGCACATCTAACATCAACATCAAGGTGTGCGGCGCCAGCTATAGCAATACCGTGCATGATCTGACGCAGGTTGGCGCCTCGTCAAATACCTCGAAATGGGTTAGTAGTGTTGCCTTCCGCGAATCGGATACCGGCGCGATTAATGTCTAAACCCGTGACTTATATCACTAGGATTCAGTAATGGCGACGACCTGGCAAGACATTATCAACGCGGCCTCTACCCTTCTGTCCCGCTGGAAACGCGACGTTGACTTTGCGAGCCAGATCGTCAACGGGCCATCGACTGGGCCGACCTCGGTGGTCAATACGGACGGCGGCACGATTCCCACGTTTGCAAAGACGCTAGCGGATATTTCTAAAGGCACCTTCACGGGACCGATCAGCACAAGCGATGCCACGCAGTCGACTAGCTCGACCACGGGTTCTATCAAGACGGCTGGCGGCCTAGGCGTCGTCAAGGATATCTATTGCGGAGGCACCTATAACGGCGCGGCGGCGTTGTCGTCTGGCACGGTAGGCGGCTCGGCCATTGTCACGTTGACGGCTAGCCAGACGCTAACGAGCAAAACGCTCACGGCGCCGGTTATCGGGACTATCGTTAATACCGGCACGCTGACGCTTCCGACCGCCACGGACACCCTGGTTGGCCGAAATACGACCGATACGCTAGTCAATAAGACGCTGACAGCGCCGGCTATCAGTTCAATCACGAACGGCGGCACGCTCACGTTGCCAAGCGGCACGGATACGCTTGTCGCTCGGAATACCACTGATACGCTCACCAATAAGACGCTGACTAATCCGACCGTCAACGGCGCAACGATTTCCGGTACGCTGGCCGGGGCGGCCACGTTTAGCGGTGCTTTGGCCTTCACTAGCACGATCACTCCCTCTCAAACTGGTGGGATCGTCGGCACTACCACGAACAACAACGTCAACGCAGGCAGCATCGGAGAGTTTTCCACGGCTCAGGGCGGTCCTACCTCGGCAACCAGCGCGGTTGCTCTCAATGCCACATCGATTAGCCTGACGGCTGGGGATTGGGAAGTACAGGCCGTGATCCAGACGGTTCCTGCTGGCTCGACCACGACTAGCTATGTAGTCGCCGGGGTTTCTACAACCTCCGGCACGCTTGGCGCGCTTGGGTCATATACGCAAATCAGCACCGCAGCCAATGCTGGCTTCGGGAATACGCTTGCGTCGCCCACGACCAGAATTAGCTTGGCAAGCACGACCACGGTCTATGCTGTTGCCAGCACGACCTTTGCAGTTAGCACCATGCAGGTCAATGGCTTTATTCGCGCACGCCGACTCCGATAACCGATATGACGCCATTTCAACTCAAAGCCATCATGCCATCCGCCGGTAACAAGGCGGATCTTTTTGCCGGCCCATTAACCGATGCGATGGCAAAGTTCGGCATCGACACGCCAAAGCGGCAAGCGGCGTTTCTGGCACAGATCGCGCATGAAAGCGGCCAGCTCCGCTACGTCAAAGAATTAGCCTCGGGTCAGGCTTACGAAGGGCGGCAGGATTTGGGCAACGTCGAACCGGGCGATGGTCCGCGCTTCAAAGGACGTGGGCTGATTCAATGCACGGGCCGCTCCAATTACGTCAAATGCGGCTTTGCTCTGGGTCTAGACCTGATTGCAAATCCCGAATTGCTGGAGACGCCAGAAAATGCCTCGCTGTCTGCGGCATGGTTCTGGTATAACAATGATCTAAACCGATACGCAGATCGCGGGGATTTTACAACTCTCACGAAGCGAATAAACGGTGGCACAAACGGGTTAGCCGACAGGGAACATTTCTGGAAGCTAGCGAAGGAAGTCCTCGGGGTGAGTGACTAACTTTTTATGTCGGGTAGACCATGCTAATTGAAGAAACAACAATTGTCGCCGCTAAGGTCGTCGGCGCCTCTACGCTGGGCAGTGTGATCGCTCTGCGCTTCCTTCCGGGGACCATCGTTCAACGTAGCGTATCGTTTGTAACAAGTGTTGGCATTGGTTGCCTATCTGGTGGCGCTGGCGTAGAACGGTTTCATCTGGTGCCAGGTGGCTATGAACAAATGGGCATTGCGACGATTGCGGCTATCTTCGGATTGTCCGTTATCAGCAATCTGATGCAGCAACTTCCTGACTGGCTACAAGCGGCACGCAAACTGTTCCTGCGGAGCTAACATGCTGTCCAACCTTAACACGCTTGCTGATTTTGTCATTCTTATCGGTTCGCTGTGGATTCTGCTAACCAGCAAGATTTCGACAAGAACCGGGGCGTCCTTGGTGCTGTCGATTATCGGCATGTCATCGCTCGGGAATCTCGTGATCGCACATGATTGCCCGGGACTGACCCAGGTTAGCCTCAAGCTCGGGGTGGCCATCGCTATCGCCTATGCCTGGTATCGGATCGAATTTCGCAACCTGTTCGGGAAACGCGCATGGTGAATCCCTATCTCTGGATTGCTGGCGTTATCCTCATCATCTGCACGCATGGCGCAGCCTACTGGAAGGGCCATGAGAGCGGCGTAGACAGCGAGCGGGCCAAGCAGCAGGTTGAGGTAGACAAATGGCGCCAGAACGCCGATGCGGCGGCGGAGCTCTACGAGGAAGAAAAAGCCAAGAAAGCGCCGATGATTCGCACGATCTATAAGACAAAAGAGGTCATTCGTGAGAAAAACCCTGACTTTGCTAACTGTCATGCTGGCACTGACGGCTTGCGCGCACTCTCCGACCGCATCGATCTCACCAATTCCGGCTTCGTTACGTCAGGAGTGCCCAGCGCTGGACAAGCCCAAGGACGATAGTTTCGGAGCCCTATATGATTGGGCCTTCTACGTGCTGGACGAGTACGATACTTGCCGCGCCCAGCACGCAGGGTTAATCAAGGCTGTTGCGCCGCGCTAGCTCCCAGCCATGCGGCTCTAGTGGTTTCCAGTAGTGCGTGGATTGTCTCAGGTGTCACTGCTTGTCCCGCTCCTGCTGGATGGCGGCGTCGATGGCTGCGCGCTGAGTCGGGAACCATCCGATGGGCTGCGACATCCCGCCAAGCGTCCACATGCGAGGGGGACCGACTTCACATTCGCAGGCGATCAGTTCTAGGCCTCGGTCGATCAGAAATGCGAGCCGCTCTGCATCCGCCTTCCCCGGTGAGGGGGTGGCGCGGCGGTTCCAGGCAGCAAGCAACTCCGGCACTAGCGAGATGTCGCCGCGAGGCGCTGCCTTGAGGCGCGCCAGAATGATGAAGTAGCAGCCCGGTTCGTGCTGCTCCTCCGGCCGCGCATGTGAATCGCCTCCGCAAAACGGGCACGGCAGCAGTTCCCCATCTGCTGGGGTAGTGGCGGGGCGGGTCATGCGGACTCTCCGGTAGCCTTGGTGATGGCGGCGCGAGCGAGGCGCAGCCCATAGGTTTCCTGCAGGCCGAACTCGACTTCGAGTTGCTTCAACGCTTCCAGCAGCTCCGGCGCGGCGGCTATCAGGCGTGCATCGGCGTGCTTTTGTGGCATCGGCTTATCTGCTGCATAGCTCATACGCGCTATCACGGCATCGCCTAGGCCGAGAATCTTTGCTCCATTAGCGCTGTTCGAGTGCCGGTGCTGCATCCGCCAAGGTCCCGGCGTGTGTTTCGTGTTGTTGGTCGTCATGCTGCCTCCAGTGCAAAGCCTTGTTGGATGGGCGCGGCGGCGCGTTCCCAGAACGTTAGCGACTGCCGCGATTCGATGCGCTCGCGCAGCACCTGAGCGCGTGATTCCTTGCTGGCCGGGGTGTACGGGCCACGCCATTTCGAGTCGATGCCGATGTTTTGGCCGATGTTCGTGCTGTCGGCGCTGGCGAACGGGAAGCGGCTGAAGACTTCCGGGTCCAGCATGCGCAGGCCGTGAAGCTTGCAAACAGGCCGGCCGCTCTTGTCGCACAGCACGTCCATGGCTTCTGCCATGCGAATCCACCAAGCCGACGTGCCAACCTGGGCGAAGTCGCCGGAGCTGCCAAGGCAAATGCGCGGCCAGTTCATCGCCAGTCGCTCCAGCCTCTCTAGGCTCTCATGCAGGTGCCACACCGGGGCGCCGACCCACGGTGCGCGCTCGCGCCACGGCCACTCAGCAAGCAGCGCGTCATTCGCGTCCTCGTCGCCGTCGATCACGTCCGGGATGACAGCGAAGTCGAAGGACGGATAGCGATGCAGTTCAGCCACCCACTCGTAATAGGGCTGCCAGTCGGTGACCGGCTTTCCCGACTTCCAGGCCGAGAAGGCGCCGTTGTCGACCGCGAACGATTGCGCGACCTCCAGCACGATGCCAAGTTGCTCAGGACGCGCGAAGGACACGAACGCATGGCCGGCCCAGATGGCTCTTGCGGCGGCGGTTGTCGGCGTGATGGGAGTCCCGTGATATGGCGTCATGCCGGTTCCTTTACGTAGAGCTGCACATCCTTGTCGCTGGTTCTCGGTCCAATCTGCGCCACCACCGAAACGCCAGACTCCAGAATCCGGCGATGCGCCGTGCTGATATGCGCCAGTTCAACTAGGCCCGATTCTTCCGGGAAGCCGCGCCGCGTCTCAATATCGACCCCATGGTGATGCGCCCTCAGCGTTTGCTTGCCGCCAAACCGATCATGCAGTTCATCGGCGATGTCCTCGTGGAACGAATTGGCTAGCAGGCTGGTTGCCGTGACGATGTGCTCGACGTGGATCACCTCAGCGGTTTCGATCTCCAGCGAATAGATGATGTGCAGTCCATTGTTCGGGCAGTGGCTCACGAATTGCAGGCGGTAGATGTTCGCTGGGGTAGTGGCGGGGATGGTCATGTCAGCCATGATCTTCCTTTGAGGATGTCTCGGATTGTTGCTCTGTCTACTCCGAATTCCCTAGACAGCGCATGTGCTCCATGCGTCGATGAGCCCTTTACGTATTTCGCTTTGATCTCATCCACTTGGCACCTTGTGAGCTTTGCCTTTGGATTGCTGTCCCCTCGCCTGTCTCCGTTGTAATCCCTGCCGCGCTCCAGCATGTCGCGGACGTTATCTTTCGCCGTGCCAGGCCGAAGATGCGATGGATTTACGCATGACGGGTTGTCGCAGCCATGCAAGACCATTACTCCCGACAACTCTGAAATGTGGAGGCCGCGCGATTCGGCGTACGCTACGCGGTGCGCAAGCACGCCATTCTTTCCGTTGTAATGGCGCCTCCCATACCCTTGGCTGTTCTTGCTCCCGATGAACTCTATGCATTCATCTGGACTAAATTCCTCACGCATCGCCAGTCTCCCCATTGGGCGCCTCAGCGGCGGCGAGCGGAGAGTCGGGGAGCGACATCCAGTGGGTGACCTCGTCGCCGTCGTTGCAGACCCGAAGCCACGAAGTGTCATAGTCCGGGT